AGGCAAAACTACCTACTGCTGGATCGCACATGGCAAAATTCTATAAAGGATAAATTGTTTGGTCCGTAGGTAAATCTCCTAAGAAATTTAAAACCTAAAAACCTAAGTAACTTGATATGGACTATGTTTCTTTCGTCAACAATATTCCACAGTAACTTTTCTTTTCTTGACTTCACATACCGTTTTGCTTCTCTAGCAAACGTATGTGGATATTCGATAATAGCTGGGGTGCAAAGCATCCAGATTTGTCCATCATTATGGACTCCTGCCATGCCTGCTATATCGCCATTTGGCACTTCAAAATACACTGAGTCACAGTTATGTAATCCGACGACTAGTGCATTTAAAGGGTCATGTCCATGACCTTCTGTTACCTCCCGATAATCATCGGGTAATAAATTAGAAGCCACACGAAGTGCAGCTTCTACGGTTGCTGGGTGAATGTATTTAGACACGCTCGTAATTATTGTTTGTATAAACTCCTTCCCATGTCAGGTTGTGAACTGTGGCTGGAGCTGGGTGTGTAGATTTAAGTGTTAATGATGCGTTTATATTTCTGTCGTAAATAGGAACTGTTCTCAAAACATTGTCATCAACAATTCCTGCTGTGTTTGCTCCGTACTGGTCAGCAGCAGTTACTTCAAATACTTCTGTGTAATCAACTCTTCCTATTCTACTTAAAGTTGTTTCGTATATTCCTACTGGACCAAACCCAAACTTGACTCTATGTACAACAGTGTTAGCTCTAGTATCTGCTCTCCAGTTTTGACCTGATTGAGTTAAGTAGTAGATGGTTGGAAGATTTACTTGCATAGTAAATTGATGTCCTATCAAGAATGTCTGACTAGACCAGTTACCATCTATTTCTAAATTACTTCCATTGATTGTTATCAATCCATACCTACCTAATTCATTTCCAGAATCAACATCGTATGCTGCTAATTGACTTGTACTTTCTATACCAGTTGGTTTAGGAAATGTAGTCTTTTTAGTTGTGGAGTTGTATGTATTAGAAGCAGTGGTTACTGACATTAGATGATCTAAATGCACTCTATTTTCTGCCAAAGCAAAAGTATTAGAGTCCATCTTTATTGCATATTTAAGAAGCTGATCTTTACCGTTATTACGTACAACTACAAATAAGAAATCATCTTGCATGCAATGGTATTGAATAGTTCCTGTAACTGTCCACCTAAACCAAGATGCTAATTTCCTCTCTCTTATAGAGTCAAAATATTTGTAACCATAAAGAGTAGATGTACCCTCTTCACTAAAAAAGATTACAGAGTTCTCTCTAGAGTTAGATATAAGCTTTAAATCTTTTTCAAATAATCTAGAAACTACTGCACTCTGTTCAATTACTTCTGGTTCACCTTCTCTTTGTACTTGTGCCATCTCAAAAAATCTTGAGAACTTACCAGCATTATCTAAGAAGCCGATTGTAGTACCAAGAGAGATAGGGTTAGTTGCAAAGTTAAAGTTGTAAGTAGAAAGAGCATTGATCTTAGCGGTAGTTGGGCTGAATACATCACTATCTGTAGTGAGCATGAATTGTTGATTTTTAGAAAACAGAACTAATCCTGTATTCGTTTGCAATCCGTCAAATAAAATAGCTGGGTATTCTGAACTGGCTGATATATCTATCGGGTCACTAGCTACAAGTGTTATAGCTGATTTAGCAAAGAAGTTAGTAAAGTCTCCGGGACGAGATAAAATTATATTCTCATCAGCAAGCATTGCAAATCTGTTTCTAAAGAAAAGCATCTTGTTAATGTTCTTACCTATGAAAGATGGTTCAGGGTTAGTCACATCATCACCAACTAAAGCATCATCCCATTGAGGTACTGAATAAGTTTGACCTGAGATTGTATATGAAGATCCATCTAGCTCAGTCAATCTAAAATTACTGTCAGCAGTTCTTATCAGAAGCACTGGCATTTTAGATCTTTTAAGTCTTATAGTTCTTCCCGGCTTAGCACATTCTTCCCATGTACCCTCACCATCTTTATCATTGTTACCAAAGAATTTGACGTAATGATTATCCTCTTCTGCCACGCTATTGATAACCTCTACAACCATGCCGTTCTTGCACTGAGAGGGCAAGTCTCCTGCATCGTTAACCTTTCCAGCCACTACATTTAACAGCTCTCCTACAGGCGTAGAAGCGTTGAATATAGAACTGCGTTTTATATGTAATCCTGTACCTATTTGACTTATATCAGATGCACTAAAATTACCAGTTGCAAGTAATTCAGTTCTAATATCACCAATAATACTTTCAGCCGTAATAGTAGTTTCAGTATCGAAAGGTGTAGGTTGTGGTCTTACTAAAGCAAGGTTCGATTGAACTACTGAAGTACTTGTTTCTTCGATAGTTACTTTGTAGTAACCATCCATCATGAATACATAGAAATAATCACCTTGTTGCCAACCTTCACCACCATGCAATAAATCATATACAGTTGTATATCTAGCTTGATATGTAGTTGACTGACTATCTCCACTACCAGATGTAAATGGTACGGATTGACCTGTAGTTCTTATACGGAAATATAAGTTCTTCCTATTAGACTGACTGCCTTGGTTACTTGAGTTAAATATATTTACTTGGTAACTATAGTTTGTATCTGACTGATTACCATTTGCAAGGGTACCCCCAGCAGCTCCTTCATCAACAAGAGTTTTATTACTGTCTACTGAAAAGATACGTGTACCTACGTTAGGTGCAAAGGCATCTCTTCCATCTCCTGCATCAACACCACATCTTGCATTACCAGAGTTACCTCTAGTGGCATGAGTTCTCATTTTATTATTAGAGTCGCAATAGTTATTACTGGAGTTAACTAGAGTTACGTTTATACGTGTTGCTGTTGTAACAGTAGAAGTATTAGTGTTGTCAAATACATTCAGTGCATACTGTTTTGAATAAGATATTTTCTTTAATTCTACAAAAATTTCTTTCTGGAAATTTCCAACAGGTTCTACTGTAGTATCCATCTCTGTAGCGATGGATCTATTATTTAAATAAGTAAAATCATTAAGAGTTAACGTCTGTATATCTTCGTCATTTGAATGAGTTAAGTATGTGTTATTTCCTATGCCATTAACTACTGTCTTCTCTGCTCCTGTAAGACAGTCCCACATTTTAATAACACCATTCTGTGCTATCTGTCCTATGTACTGTTCATTCTCATCACGGTAATAGTGAAACCATCTACCGTTAGTTGTGGAATTATTTGTTCCATCAGATAAAGATGCCACAAACTTTCCAGCCGGTCTTTTTAATAATCCTTGTGTAACGTCAGGTAAGGCGTTCACCATGTCTCTCACCTGACCGGGAATTTTTTGCTCGTCAGGTTGTTGTGAAATGCCAGCCGTTAACGCTGGAATAGTTTGTGTAATGTTTGCCATTATCTAATAAGTGCCTTGTAAGGTTGATAAGATCTGTAGTTACTTCCATGTGGAAAGCCGAAGAATGTATGATCTCCCTGTTCACAGTCATATTCCAAAGCAGTTGCTCTCGTTTGTGCTTCCTCTAACTGAAGAAGTTTTACTAAATCTGCATTAGAAACTAATTGTGTTGCTGCTCTTACTGAAGCTCTAGCAATTATGTATCTCTGAATTGCTGGAGGTACATCATTAAAAGCAAGTAAGTAGGTTATGTCGAAATAAAAATCTTGAGTAAATACATCTGTGTGTAAAACGTTGTCGTATAACTTTCCATTTTTCCTAACCACATCTCTATTTCTGTCATACAATCCATCGTGAATATCGTACCTAAGATAGTTATTAGGAATTATAAAATTACCATTATCGTCAGGAGAAACTTTTACATCATCTTCTTTATTAAAATGCCAGCCTTGGTTCTGCACATCTTTAGTAACTTCCATGAGTAAGTTATGGATTAATGCAATCTGTGGGTTAGCAAAAGTATTTACTATTTCTTGTCCTGTATTAGTCGCATCTGTAGTTACTGTTCCGAGAGTGGTGACAGGTGATTGACCAATGCTACCCAAGATAGAGTTCACTGCGGATAGTTCGGTATCGGTTGCTATTTGAGTAGTCATAAAAAAAAAGGGACCCGAAGGTCCCGTATAAAATGTATAAATTTAGAACGCTGAAGGAGCTGAAGCACCAACATAAAGTTCTACTGCGGCAGCA